CCCAATTAAATTCTCGTTTGCTCATGTTTTTACCTCGGTTGGTTTGTTTGTCTAAATTTAGACATGTGTCAGCGCACCTTCACATCGCACCTTCACATCGCACCTTCACATCGCACCTTCACATCACGCGTCCATCAGGACAGGAATTATGTTGAGCGCGTATGTGCTGGAGCCAATACCCGCAACAGTTACGCCTAGAAACTCGGCGCGTTTTGTTATGGTTCGCTGAAGTTGCGCAGCCGTAGGGTTGTAGACGATTTTTAATTCGTCCGCCTCGTCGTAGCCTGCACGTATTAAATACGCAGGGTCTGGTCGCTGAAGTTTGAATTTTTTAGCCCGCTCGTCTCTAGTGGCGCGCTCTTCTTTTAGTATGTTAAGCACCTTTGACGCAGCCCATTCAGGGCGTGAGTACGCCCCGAGAATGGCGAGGTTGTGCATGATGATGTACAGCATCGGGTTGTTGCCGTTGCCGTTGTCTGCCGTGTCATTGTTGGTTGTGGTGTTGGTTTCGCTTGGGTTGTTCATTAGTTGCCTGCCTCCAAGTATTCGATCAGCGCGTCGTTCAACGCAATTTCTACGTCGTCCCAGTTGATGTGTTGTTTCATGTGGTCAGCAGCGCGATCCCATTCTTCGTGCGACAGAGAGTCTGCGGCTTCAAACCGCTCCTGCCCCCACCAAGCCACTACGAGATCATCGTCAGGGTGAAATTTCTGGTCTAACAAACTTATCAATTCACGTACTTTCATCTCAGTTCTCCTTCATTGCTCCGGCTCGCAGCGTCTACTTGTTCAGCCATCCAGTTCCACAGCAGCATGAGTGCGATGGTCGCGCCCGATGGGTCGTTGGTGTTCCGCGCAAACTCGAAGGCGCGCTCGGCGGTGGCTGGTGTGTCAGCGATGCCAAACTTCTCGAAGCGCACCGTTCTGATCTCTTTTCTGGTCTCTACTTTAGTCTCTGCGTTCATGGTCTTTTCCTTTTGGTTTGGTTTGTTTGTCTAAATTTAGACATGTTACGCAAGGGGCAATAACCCCATGCTTACTGCGTATTTTAGCGTGTTTTGGGGGATATGTCAATGTCAGTTAAACGGTCAAATGAGGTTGGGAGCCTGTGGATAAGTGTGTGGATAAGTTTTCAGTTAAACGGTCAAACGAAAAAAAAGGGCGGAAAAGGGCAAAATCTGTTCCGAAAACGAAAATTTGTTCTGAAAAAACGGCGTGTCAGACCGAACAGAGGAACACGTTCTAGATCAATGTGTTAGGAAAGTGGAAGTGGGATATGTTCTGGTAGGTGCGAACACGCGTAGCCCTTACGGGGCTTGGGTTTTGGGCTGGTTGGGGGTGAGGCAAAAATTGTACCTCATTTTTACAGTATGGGAACAAGGACGGGCAGATTTGCAAAAACGAGCGGTGGAGAGGTGGCGGCGGTATTATTATTTTTAGGATCTAGCTTTTATATTACAATAACACAGAACACGGAACATCCCTTGCTGCATAAGGCCTGCGCGTGTTCGCCCCGACAGAACATGGACAGAACACGAAAATTCCCATTTGCCTGAAACGCCCGCTACCACTACGTTTGCCGTGTTCGCCCCCGCAAAACGTCTAAATTTAGACACCGCACGCCCGCTACCGACGCCCGCTACCGACGCCTGATGCCCCCTACGGATGCTCCCTACCGACGCCCAATACCAATGCTGCTGGCGGGTACTATGAGGTACTATGACGCTAAAACGCGGGGCCAAAAAAAGCCCCGCCGAAGCGGGGCTGGTGGAGGGTGGTGCGATTACTTCGCGGCCAGCTTGTCCATTATGAGTTTGCGCTCGTCGTCGTTGAACTTGTGCTTAGCGATAAACTTCGCAAGCGTACCGGCCATGCTGATTGCAGTCTCAAACGGGCTGGCGTTCTTTTCAGTATTCGCGCCAGTCTTCGCCGCCTTGACAGTTTTAGGCTGTACCGAATCCAGTAGACCAGACAGGCGGATCTGCGAAACGCGCGTTTGCGTGGCGCGGCGCGCATCATACGCAGCCTGAATCTCGCTAGCGTCGTGCCCGAGCAGTTTCACAAGCATTGTGAACTGGTCTTTTTGCTTGCGTGCGAATGCGGGCAACAATTCGCGCATCGCTGGATACTCGGGCTTCTTCTTGCCCTCGTTGGCCTTCATGTCCGCAGCATAAGCCTTGGTAATGTCGGCGTGAACGTTCCCGTGGTACACATTGTGCGCTAGCTTTTCCAACGCGTTTGCGCCTGCGTTTAGTGCGCTTGGCGGCACGCTAGCCATGTGAGTCACGCTAGGGGTTTCGGTTTGCTTTGCTTTCTTTTCGGTTTTGGTGTTTGCCATGATATATACCTCGTGTGTCTAAAATTAGACATAGCCGACGCGGGATTGCCTCGACTGGTTCCCATTATCTCAGATTTTCGGTTGATATGTCAAGTAAAGACGTCTAAATTTAGACAAGCCCCGCCCCACTATTCGTGGGGTACTATGACTCGCGACCCCCCGCGGGGGCAAAAAATTGGCCGTGTGCTCTCGACTTGTATACATGCCATTCCACACAAACAACCACCAAATTTTTTCAAAACCCCCCTCCCCCCTTCGTTTCCAGCCAGCCTCCGCTCGGCGGGCGACCCACCCCCCTTTTTCTGCTAGGAGTCCCTTGCTTTTGTTCCACCCCCCATATATATTTTCAGCAACTTAGCAGGACAACTTAGACCAGCTATGCAAGACAACACATTAGCCTACCTGTTGGAGAATGAGGACGGCCTCATACCTCCGCTTGAGCAAGTGCCGTTAGGCGACGGACCGAAACTTTCGGACCGTGAGGACATTTTTGCCTCTGCTCAAACCGCAAAACTCCTGCAAGACCTCGGAGACGAGATAGAAGTCACCGAAGACGACGCGGCACGTGCGCAGGAACTGTTTGAATCCGCTAGAACCCCAACTAAGCATGAGCGCAAATTGCCCGGAGTGATGCTTCATCTTGAGGCAATGCTGAGCACGTATGACCACATGGTTATTGAGGATGCTCAGCAGGTGCGGACTTACGTCACAAACCGCCTTTTGGAGGAGTCAAACGACGACGACCCCAAGATTCGCATGCGTGCCCTAGAACTGCTGGGCAAAATCAGCGATGTTGGTCTGTTTACAGAGCGGAAAGAAGTCACTATTAAGAACCAGAGCACCGAGGAGCTGACGGATCTGCTCCGCAGCAAGCTGAACCGGTTAATTGACGGTGAAGCTGAAGTGGTCGAAGACGCAGAATTTGTGGAATCCCCGGCGCTGGCGCTAGCAAGAAGCGTTACGGCGGACGATATTCTGAGCCAGATGTGAACGCACCGGCAGAATTGACCCAGCAGGAGCTTAAAGTACTCCTTGCAAACCTCGACAAGATGCCAAAAGCGGAGCAAGAACAGCTCCTAGCGGTGGTCGAGGAGCTAGAAGCCCGCAAAACTGCTCAAAAATCGCGCACCGACCTGCTGGCGTTCGCTCAGGCCATGATGCCGGAGTACAAAGTAGGGCCTCACCACAAAAAATTGGCTAATTTGCTTGAAAATATGGCGCACGGGCGCAAATCCCGCGTCACGGTGTCAATCGCACCGCGTATGGGTAAGTCCCAGCTCACGTCAATCTTCTTCCCGGCGTGGTTCATCGGCAACTGGCCGAACAAAAAGATAATGATGGTCTCGCACACCGCTGATCTGGCGGTGGACTTCGGTCGTAAGGTGCGAAACCTCGTCAACTCCGAGGAATACAAGGCCATTTTCCCTGATGTGAACCTCAGCGCGGACTCAAAGTCGGCTGGGCGGTGGTCAACTAACAAGGGTGGGGAGTACTTCGCGGTAGGTATCGGCGGTGCGATCGCAGGTCGCGGTGCGCACCTGCTGGTGATCGACGACCCCCACAACGAGCAGGATGTCCTGAACGGGAACTTCGAGATTTTCGAGAAGGCGTACGAGTGGTATGCCTACGGTGCCCGCACCCGACTGATGCCCGGTGGTGCTGTTGCGGTAGTCGCAACACGTTGGGCGGAGCAGGACCTGATTGGCAAGTTGCAGACAGATATGATCCGTAACCCCGGCTCCGACCAGTGGGATGTGGTGGAGTTTCCGGCGTTGTTTGAGCGCGCAGACGCCCCGGCGTCGGCTCCAGAAGAAGAAAAATACACAGCCCTGTGGCCGGAACAATGGCCCGTAGAATCCCTATTAAAAACCAAAGCCTCAATGCCGGGGTTCCAGTGGGCAGCACAATATTTACAACAACCCACCAGCCGTGACGCGGCAATAATCAAGCGCGAGTGGTGGCAGGAGTGGGAGAAGGACAACCCCCCGCAGTGCGAGTACATCATCATGTCACTCGACGCCGCTGCCGAGAAAAACAACCGTGCTGACTTCACCGCGCTCACGACGTGGGGTGTCTTTTACATGGACAGCCCGGAGACGGGTCGGTCGGAGGCGCAGATCATCCTGCTCAACTCAATCAAGGAGCGGCTTGAGTTCCCTGAGTTAAAGCGCCTCGCGTACGACGAGTACACAGACTGGCAGCCAGATTGGTTCGTGGTGGAGAAGAAAAGTGCAGGTACGGCGCTGTATCAAGAGATGCGCAGAGCAGGAATCCCAGTACAAGAAATAACGCCAACGCGTGCCAGCGGAGATAAAGTAGCGCGCCTAAACGCAGTTTCTGATATTTTTGCGTCTGGCATGGTGTGGTACCCAGCAGGAAGACGTTGGGCCGAGGAGGTCGTAGACGAGGTGTGCGGGTTCCCAGCGATGCCACATGACGACTTGGTGGACTCGACGATTTACGCGCTGATGCGCTTTCGTGATGGTGGCTTCATCCGCCTGCCCACTGACTCGTGGGAGGATGAGCATGATTATCAGCCGGTACGCGCTGCTTACTACTAGGCTTGGGGTTTAGGTTATGGCGGACAACAAGGGCATACCCTACCTACTCTCTCCAGAAGAGAGGCAGATGCAGCTAGACATCATGCGTGACATGGGTCTGGCCGAGAAGGTTAATGCCCTGCTTGGCCCTAACGGTGAGCGTGGCGAGTTTGATCCCGAGACTTATTACCCACACATGCTCGGTCGTGGCAACGACTACAACGCTAATGTCGACCCCAGAGGGTTGGCTTCAGCTCCGTGGAGCACAGGCGACCGCGCTATTGGGTACACCTCACTGGAGACCGGCGAGCGCACTGACTACCCGGTCCGTCCCGGCACAATTAACACTTATGGCGCTGCTAACTACGACCCGTATGTGATCGCGCATGAAGTTGACCACGATGAGCGCCATAAATGGGACGTGTTCGCGGCGAACATGAACGCGCAGCAGAACAGGGATGAGGAAATTCGCGTCCGTCGTAATGACCTTCTGTACGCGCCAAATCAAGAAAGTTGGGAGCGCGCGGTAAACAATTACTACAACTTCTTTAATCCCGGCAATGAAACTAAGTTTGCCGACAAAGAAGACGAAGTCTTAAAAGCGGTAATGTATACCGCCGGTAAATATCCAGAAGATATTCCAGAATCGCGGCATGCGGGGGATACTTACTGGCGAACTAGATACAACGAGCTCAACCCAAGCCTGATGGACAGGCTGAAAAAACTATTTAACTGAGATCACGACTATGGCAGTTGATAAAGCGATGTATGGAGCCCCGATGGGTCTCGATGAAGAGATGGTAGACGTTGAGCCGGTTGAGCTTGAGATCGCCATCGAGGAGCCGGAGAGCGTTGAGTTCGGCATTAACGGCGAAGAGATTTTCCGTATTGAAGCCGCAGACGAAGGCGACGAGATCGCACACACTGCCAACCTCGCTGAACACATCGACGAGAACCAGTTAGCTGTAATCGCAAGCGACCTGCTTGAAGCGTACGCCACCGACATCGAGTCGCGTGCGGAGTGGGAAGAGACTTATTACGACGGGCTTGAGCTGCTGGGCCTCAAGATTGAGGACCGGTCGGAACCTTGGGAAGGTGCTTTTGGCGTTTATCATCCCCTCCTCGCGGAAGCTGTAGTGAAGTTCCAGTCGGAAACGATTGTCGAGACTTTCCCTGCGCAAGGCCCAGTAAAAACAAAAATACTGGGTGCCTGTAACCGTGAGAAAGAGGAGTCCGCCGCACGCGTTCGTGAAGACATGAACTATGCGCTGACGGACAAAATGCCCGACTACAGGTCTGAGCATGAGCGCCTGTTGTGGAATCTGCCAATCGCAGGTTCTGCATTTAAGAAGGTTTTCTACGACGCGTCACTCGAACGCCCAGTAGCTCAATTTATTGGTGCGGAAGACTTCATCGTCTCCTACGGCGCGACCAGTTTGGATACTGCTCAGCGTTATACGCATCGCATGAAGCGCACTAAGAATGAGCTGCGCAAGATGCAGGTCAGCGGGTTCTATCGTGACATGGACCTCGGCGATCCGGTTGCAGATGAGGATGACATTCAGCAGCGCAAGAATGAGCTGGGTGGCTACGACGCGGCGCGTGACGACCGCTACACCGTGCTTGAGATTCACTGCGAGCTGGACATTCCGGGGTTTGAAGACCTTGATAAAGACGGCGATCCGACAGGCATCGAGGTGCCGTACATCGTCACTATCCTGAAGGACTCAGGAGAAATCCTGAGCGTCTACCGTAACTGGGAAGAGGACGACAGCAAGAAGCAGAAGATCGTGCACTTCGCTGACTATAAGTACATCCCCGGCTTTGGGTTCTATGGCTTTGGTCTGATTCACCTGATCGGTGGCTTTGCGAAGGGTGCGACGTCAATCATGCGTCAGCTGGTGGATGCAGGCACGCTGGCTAACTTGCCGGGTGGCTTCCGTACTCGCGGCTTGCGTATTCGTGGCGGTGACACCCCAATCGCTCCGGGTGAGTTCCGTGATGTGGACGTACCGACTGGCACAATCCGCGACAACATCATGCCGCTGCCGTACAAAGAGCCGTCAACTGTATTGGCAGGGCTCCTCGACAAGATCGTCGGTGAAGCGCGTCGGTTCGCGTCAATGGCTGATGTGCAGGTCGCAGATATGCAGCCTAACGCGCCGGTTGGGTCTACGCTGGCTATCCTTGAGCGTCAGTTGAAGGTGATGACTGCTGTTCAGGCGCGCATGCACGCGGCGATGAAGGGTGAGTTCAAGATCCTGAAGAAGATCATGGCCGAGATGGCCCCGGTTGACTACGAGTATGACGCGGTTGGTGCCGAGGGCTTCGCTGCTCGTCAGCGCGACTACAGTGTGGTCGAGATCATCCCTGTAAGTGATCCGAACGCCTCAACAATGTCGCAGCGCGTAGCGCAGTATCAGGCAGCGTTTCAGATGGCTCAGGGCGCTCCTGACCTGTACGACCTGCCGATGCTCCACCGCAAGATGATCGAGACTCTGGGTATTAAAGAGGCTGACAAGCTTGTGCCTAAGAAGGACGACATCAAGCCGATGGACCCGATGACCGAGAACATGAACTTGCTGATGAGCAAGCCGGTCAAGGCGTTCGCGTATCAGGACCACGAGGCGCACATTAAGGCGCATCAGGCGTTCGCCGATGACCCGAAGATTCAGCAGATCGTGCAGGCGCAGGGTGAAACTGCGGGCATGAAGATCGCAGCGTTGCACGCGCATATTGCCGAGCATGTCGCGTTTGCGTACCGCGCCAAGATTGAGATGGAACTGGGTGTACCGCTGCCCGCCTACGACGAGGACAACGAGAAACCGCTCGACCAAGAGCAGGAGCTCGCGATCGCGCGTCTGGTGGCCGAGGCTGCACCTCGCATTACTGGCAAGCATCAGCAGGAAGAACAGGCCAAGCAGCAGCAAGCTCAGGCTCAAGATCCTGTACTTCAGATGCAGCAGAAAGAACTTCAGCTCCAAGAAGGGGAGCTGCAACGCAAGATCCAGAAGGATCAACAGGACTACGACATCAAGCTCAAAAACTTGGTGCTCGAAGGCTACCGCGTCGAGTCGCAAGAAAAGCAGGCTGGCGCTGCAATGGGGGCTAAAGCGGCTTCCGACAAGAGAAAGACCGACGCCGACCTCAAGAAGGCCGGTCTGAAGGCAGGGGTGGACCTGTCAAAACGCTAAGGAGCGCAAATGATCCGCACATTCGGAGAGCATCTCCGCAAAGAAATTCGTAAGGATATGGACGACATGGTCGATGGCTTAGCCACCGGCAGCGCCCGTAACTACGAAGAATACGCCCACATGACGGGCGTCATTAAAGGCTTGGCGCAAGCTGAGCGGTTACTACTCGACCTCATGGAGGCCGCAGAAAAGTCGAACGACTAAGGAGTCTTTATGTCTACAGCCGAACAGGCTGCACCACAGCTCACTGAGCAGCAAATCCCGAAACCTGTAGGGTATCGGTTACTGGTAGCGATACCAGAAATTAAGGAAACGTACGGCGATTCAGGCATTGTTAAGGCCGCCACCGAGATGAAGAACGAAGAAATCTCGACGATGGTCGTCCGTGTCATCGACATGGGCCCTGACGCGTACAAGGACGAGAAGAGGTTCCCGAACGGACCTTACTGCCAGATTGGCGATCACGTCCTGATCCGTGCTTATTCCGGCACGCGCTTCAAGATTCACGGTAAAGAAATGTTCCGAATCATCAACGATGACTCGGTCGAGGCCGTGGTTGAAGACCCATCGGGTTATTCCCGCATTTAGGAGTAGAACATGGCACAAGCCGCCGAACGAGATGATTTTGAGGATACCGAATTTGTAATCGGCTCTGATCCGTCTGGCATACCTCCGGGTATGAAAAACAAGCAGGTGGACGAAGAAGTTGATGTAGATATTGAGGACGAGGCGCCTAAAAAAGAGGCTAAGAAAAAGGTCGAGGAAGACGATTTTGAGCTAGAAATTGTCGACGACACGCCTCCAGCCGACCGCAACCGCAAGCCGCTCCCTGACGAAGTTAAGGAAGAGTTGGACAACGAGGTTGAGGCTGAGGAGTACTCGGCTAAGGTCAAGCAGCGCATCGACCAGATGAAAAAGGCGTGGCATGACGAGCGCCGGGCGAAAGAAGAAGCTGCCCGTGAGCGTGAAGCCGCTGTTACTTACGCCAAACAGCTGCAAGCTGAACGAGATAAGCTGCGTGGTCAGCTGACTCAGGGCGAGCAGTGGGCGTTGGAGCAGGCGAAGGGTCGGGCTCAGTTGCAGCTAGAAGCCGCCAAACGCGCGTATCGCGACGCGTACGAGCAGGGTGATTCGGACGCTATCGCTGAAGCGCAACAGAACCTGAGCCGTGCTACTTATCAGGCAGATCAGGCTAACGCGATGTACCCGCTGTTTAATACGCCTCAGCGGTCGCAAAACAGTGCTTTACAGCAACAACCTGAGCAGGTATATAATCAACCTCAACAACCGCGTGTTCGCGCACCTGAGCCCGATGCTCAAGCTAGAGAATGGGGCGATCGCAACAAGTGGTTTGGGAATGATGATGAAATGACTAGCTTTGCGCTGGGCCTTCATCAGAAGCTGACGAAGGAAGGTATTCCGCCTTCGACCAGCGAATACTACGAGCGTATTGATGCTCGCATGCGTGAGGTGTTCCCCGACAAGTTCGAGGATTCAGCTCCAAAAAAGGAAAAGCGTCGACCCTCTACCGTCGTCGCCTCCGCCGGAAGAACTCCGAAGGGGAAGAAGGTAGTGCTAACACAGTCGCAAGTTGCGATGGCTAAAAGACTGGGGATTTCTCCAGAAGCCTATGCTCGCGAAGTGATGAAACTGGAGAATAGTAATGGCTGAAGAAAATCGTAACCGTGAACCTCGTCCGGTTTCTCGCGCTAGTGAGAATCGTGAAACGACTGCGCGTAAGAAGCAGTGGGCACCTGCATCCCTGTTGCCTGAACCGACACCTCAAGAGGGTGTATCGTTCCGTTGGATCCGTAAGTCCATGTTGGGCGTAGGTGATCCGACGAACTTTTCGCGTAAAGTGCGTGAAGGCTGGGAAACCTGTCGTCTTGAGGACCACCCTGAGCTGGAGCTTCACGTTGATAGTGACGCCGCAGCATCTGGCCTCGTAGAGATTGGTGGCCTAATCCTCTGCAAGATGCCGACCGAGTTTGTAGAACAGCGTAACGCCTACTACAACAAGACGAGCAAAGCTCAGATTGAATCGGTCGACAACAACTTTATGCGTGAGAACGACCCGAGAATGCCGCTTTATAACGAGCGGAAGTCGACGGTCAGTTTTGGACGTGGTTCTTAGAACCTTCGTTTTTTCCTTTTAGGAGAGTTATCTCATGGCATATCCGACTGTTTCTGCCCCTTACGGCATGATCCCGGTCAAGATGGTCAACGGTAACCCGTACAATGGCGCTACCCGTGCTTACAAGATCCAGTCAGGTAACACTGACGTGATCTTCAACGGTGACGTTGTTGGACTGGCTGTCGACGGCTATGTTGATCGTACCGCTTTTGACGCTGCAATCCCTGCGGTTGGCGTGTTCATTGGCTGTTCTTACACTGATCCGACCTATGGTCTGACCTTCCGTAATTACTATCCGGGTTCAGTTACCGCTTCTGACATCACTGCATACGTAGTTGATGATCCGAACGTACTGTTCAAGATGGCTGTTACCAATGGTAGCGGCGTAATTAGCGAACTCGGTCAGAACGCTGTTGGTTCTAACTTCGCTGGTGATGAAGGCGCTTCCGCTAACGGTTCTACCACTACCGGTAAGTCCTATGGCGGCATCGACGCCACTTCCCTCGCTACCACCGCAACTCTGCCTTTCCGCGTAGTTGAAGGTGTTGAGGAAACCAAGAACGCTTCCGGTAACTACACCGAAGTTCTGGTTAAGTGGAACGCAGGCCATCAGTTGACCAACACCACCGGTCTGGCTGGTTCTTAATAGGAGTAATTTCACATGGCAATTTCACGCGCACAAATGGTGAAGGAGCTCCTGCCGGGCCTGAACGCATTGTTCGGTATGGAGTATGGTCGCTACGGCGAAGAGCATAAGGAAATTTTCGAGACCGAATCTTCCGATCGCTCATTTGAAGAAGAAGTGAAGCTGAGCGGCTTCTCTGCTGCACCGGTCAAGGCTGAAGGCGATGCAATCAGCTACGACGCTGCACAGGAAGCGTTCACCTCTCGCTACAACCACGAAACCATCGCTTTGGGCTTCAGCATCACTGAAGAAGCGGTAGAAGACAATCTGTATGACA